CCTGATATGGCTTCGTCCGGTAGCCGCCTTCACTCAGGCATTTCCGGCCCTCATACGACACATAATATGAGATATATGGCCAGCTTTTGTAGCCCCGAGCCGAATGCACGCGCTCCTCATTCGGCTTGACGCAATGGATAAACTCAAACTTCTGAAACGGATGCTTTTCCGCTTCATCACGAATCTTTTGAGGCAGACTGGCCAGTCCAAATTTTTGCGCCGCCTGCCGCGCCGCCAGCTTGAATTTCCGATGATTGTAGTCAATCACCCCGGCATGATCCTCCGCGATGTACATTTGACTCATACCGATCGACTTGTATCGGGTTCCGATCCCCAATTCATCATTCGTGAACTGCGCGAGCGTGCCAAAAGCCATCAGAGACACATAACACTCATGCGCCTGCGAGGAATAATTGGCCTCGGGCCGATATCGCATACGGAAAAGCTGCTTGGTCAACTCGTCACAATACAGCACCGTATCCCGGTCGTATTGCAGCCGGTCATCTTCCGGCCCCAGCTTATGGTACTGCTGGGTAGTCGGTGTGATCAGGGAATCTATGGCCGAAGCCGCCCGATCAAGAGCCAGGGGCGCGGTCGCGTCAAAAATCTTCTCGGCCCGCTTCTCCCCCTCCATCCCACGCTTGCGTGTGAATGTGTCCTGTCGGGGCAGCACCCTCTCGGCAATTTCCTGGCAATGGGAATCATAGACCACCCGATCATTCTCCATCTGCTGCTGCCGCTCGATCACGTATTCTGCGCGGGCATCACCGGCCATGGTTCACTCCGAGGTAAGCCTGCCCATTACGAGCAGCTTCTTAACAGACGGCGGCAATATGATCTGCTCAACCAGGGCATCGGAACTTGTGCCCATAACCCCGCCCCCGATTCCGGCTGTATCGGTTGAAATGGCCTTTGACGCTATGGCACCCCCAATACCACCGCCGACCGCCAGTACATCAATATTCCCGGCCTTAAACACGGCCTCGAGCATCATTCCGCCAGATATTTGATTAACAGATGCCAATCCGCCCTTGATGTGCGCGCCCGATTGCATACCGGCACCCACAAACCCCCCGGATGCCATGCCGCCCTTTCCGGCAACAGCGGCCATTGCCCCGGCGGCAATCATAGCCGCTGCGGCGACACCACCCTTGCTGGTTGCAAAATCGGTCGCCCCTTGCGCAATCATGGCGATGATGGTGCTGGTGGCTGGTACACCACCAGTCTCCGTGTTGCCCATGTAGAATATTGCCACCGAGCTAAAGTCGAACGCCCAGGGCGCAGCCGGGTCCCCGAACCCCTGCAACGGAAGCGGGGAATCATGGAGGGTCCAGTCGTTAGCAGCCATTTCACAGGTCCAGGTCCGCCAGCAGGACTTCCTCCCAATCAACCTCGACGATCGGCCTTACGACGCCCCCCGCGCCCATGAGAACCTCATTGCGCACGATAAAGCCCTGATTTTGCCGCAGCGTTACCTCATAATTGTTGTCGTCCCACTCAACCAGGTTTCTTGGCCCGCCGTGTTGCGTAAGCGTAGTCGTAATCGCATCCCAAGAAGACCCCGCCGCAAAAGGCTGCGCGTCCAGAGTATGCGTGCCCGCCGTCAAGGCTGCGCCGGAGGTAATCATGATCTGCGTCACTTTCGTATCCGCCCCAGAAGTATCCTTTTTGCAATTGGGGCTAGTAAGCGTTGCCGCCGTCCCACCTGTGTGGCTCGCAGTGTACCCCGTCAGCCGGTACAGGGCCGTTGCAAGTTCTTGCGCCGCCGTGAAGCCCGCCAGCAACTGCCGGGTCACCAGAATACGGCATAACCTTGCGGCGTGCGTGGAAGACCCCCAGCGAAAGGCATAGATATGCCCTGCCGTTGCCGTACCGGCAGCAAAACCGTTGTAGGTCGAGCCGAACATACAGGAGCGGAAAAACTCACCGGGCCGTCGCCCCTGAACGAAGTAGTGTTCGTGAACCGCAATGCCCTCGACAGTCCGAAGCTGCGTACGAACATTCTTCCCGGTATTCCCGGTATCGAGCGGAAGAATGATCTTGTCTGCTGTCGGGGCGGCCATGCTAGTTGTTCAGCCCGAGTGAAGAACTGGTGACGGTATGCGTTCCCTGTGCCCCAAATGTTTCCTCAACGATCTTGGCGCACACCACCGAATCCGCCGCCTGCGACACAAGATCGATGGCGGCACCCGCCAGAGTGGCCGCCACCTGGAAGTCATCCACCGTTTTGTTCACCACAAAATACACCGTGCCTTCGACCAGACCCCCGGGCGCGGCCCCGTTATAAAACACGATTTTGTCGCCGTCAAGCAACCCGTGGGCCGCGTGCTCCACCGTGTTCGCAACGACATCGATCCAGAATTCGAACTCCCCGATGCCGGTCCCGGATGATGCCCCATTCGCGACCATGCCCTTGAAGTTTCCTGCCGCCACGGCATCCCAAAATCCGATAAATCGGATCGTGGCCGCAGCAGGAACATCAAATATCGGTGCATTGGATGATGTTTTAGCCCCTCCCGCCGCCGCATTGAAAGTCGCCGCTTTCCTGGCATAAGCCGGTGCACCCCCCGCAACCTCATTGGCCCCCACCGCGCTATAGGCCGTGTGCAATGAGGCATGAGTGACGCCGATTGCATCCAGCATGGTATTGCGGGCATGGGTCGAGTACATCAGGCTGCAATCGCCTTGAACTGGCTCAGCTTACCTTCGTATTCCGTCTTCAAAGCACGGGCCTCGTTAAATAGTGCCGATGCACGGGCCTCGCGCTCCGATACCGCCATTTCCCGCTGCTTGGCATCATCTACTGCGCGCTGGGCGGTGGTCAGCATTCCGTCGCTCTTTTGCTGGGTGGCCCGCAGCAGATCACGCGATTCACGATCCCGGATCGCAACGGCATCAGATTTTGCTACCACTTCCAGTTCGCGGGCTTCCACCACCGCTGTCCGGGCCACAATATCTTTTTCCCGTTCATCCAGAGCGTGTTCCCGCCGCGTAAGCGCTCCCGCCGTAACGGACGCGTGCTTCTGCGCAGCCTCCAATTCCCGCGCAGCCCCGGCAATCTTATCCAGCATCGCGGGGCCACCTATTTTGGCCACGGATGCCGCTATGGCCACCAGATCATAACCCGCCTGTGTCGGTAATATGGGCTGCATGTTCGCTCCTTATGGATTGGCTATGGCCGCGACTTTAACCCCACCCGCTGCCTTTACCAACTCTTCCAGCACCCCGAAATATTCGGTCTGCCCCAATGCCATCCGGGATTCTGCGATCGTGGCAGCAAGGCCCGCCGCCGGTCCGACCTTGAATGACGCTGCCGTGTCCACGTGCAGCCTCAGGAATTTGGTCTTCAAATTCAAGGTAGCCGCCGTCGCCGTCGAACCCGCCGTGAAGTCAATTACCTGCACGGCCAGAGGCGGTTCTTCCCCGGCTGCTATTGCTTGACCATGATTGTCCATGGCCTGCCTCGCGTATTCCGTGACCCACATCTTATTGGCCATTATTCAGTCTCCGAGTAAAGTTGCGGTTGCAGTTGGCGGGGGCGCATAAGTCTGCCCGCCCGCCAGAATTGTGGATGCTCTTCCACGACGGCGACGCATTACATCATCCTGCTCCCGGCGCTTACGAGCTTCATCAATCACGGGCGCGGGCGGCGGGGCAGGTGGCAGGGCCGGGGCATCAGGAGGCGAAGGCGTTTTGGGCAGTAACCCACCCAATTCAGAAAGACCCCCCGTTATGTAAGCCCTGCCCGCCCTGGATAAAGCCTTAGACAGTCTGCTCATGATTCACCCAAGCACCGAGTATTCGGATTCCGCATACTGTGAACGCTGTTTCTGATCGCGGATGGAAGGGTGTACGGTAACATTCCTGTCCTCCCCTCCCGATACCAGATCGTATTCCAGCGCCTCGCACACATGCGAGTACTTGTTTTTGTCCGGAACGTCGCGGTAGCGTTCCTCCCCCAATACTTCCAACCGTCGCCGGTTGTACCCGCCGCTGGCACCTTTCCTCAGCGTGGAGCAACGGCGATGGATCAGGATTCCTGGTTCCCCGTCCACCAGCGTACGGAGAAGGAATGATATTGACTCCCTGCGGCGTATGGGGTCATTCGTCGGGGCCGGTTCCGCCATCGGGAATCCGTTCGCCTTCATGATCTGGAAGCAAGTGTTCTCTTCCGGGGTTTCGGAGTCCCCGGACGGGTCACCCCGAACCGACACCAAAGGCACCCCTGGGTATTTATCCGACAGATGGCGGGCCAAGTCATGAGAGAATGTGACGATGCCCATACGCTCGGTCACGAGTTCATCCTGCACCACCCATCGCCCGTTTCCGAGCCTTTGGTCTATCGTGGCCGCCGGTGTAAGACCAAAATCGACGCCCAACCTGAATCCCAGGCCAGCCAGTATTGGGAACTCTCGGGAGTGCGTCGAGTCCCTGTATTCCGGCCACATTGGCTTGCCGTCCATGACGAAGCCGTATTCGCCATCCACGTAGACTTTTATGAATTCCTCCGACTTGCCCGCCATGAGGAATTCATAATAACCCGGGCGCAGGTTTCGCGTATTCTCCGCATCGGGACCCCTGCCCGATGGCTGCGAGTAGAATTTCATGATGGGTTGATCAGGGCGCAGGATGCCTTTTGCCCGGAGCAGGTCCTGTGCTTCCCGCATGGAGTTTATCAGTTGCCGGTTCTTTTCATTGGTCTGATCCTGCTCGGCGAGTGTGTACCACCAGTGATCGGTGTCCGGGGGATTGGTATCCATGATCACTTGGGCGTCGGTGCAGCCCCCCATCCATTGCGGAGGATATTGCCCAACCCGTCCGGTCAGCCCGTCGATAATGGCCTTGGGCACTTCCCGCGCCTCGTTCACGAAGGCGTCCGACAATTCCATCGACAGCAGCTTTGCTACATCGTCCGGCTTGTCCAGCGCCACGAACAGGACTTCCCAATCAAACTTATCGTTGTTGTCCACGATCCTGTGCATCGGCGGTCCTGCTTCCCGCCATTTCCCCTTGTGCTGCGGTATCCACATGTGCCATGTCTTCATGGTGGTGGTGCGAAGTTCGGGGTATGTATTGCGGATGATGGCGGTGCGGCGGCGCTTCCAGCCGTCCGGGGACCGGGGCTGACGCTGCGCATTCTTGATCAGCTTCATCACAGCTGCCGTGGATTTCCCCGATCGGAACGGGCCGCGTATGCCGGTAATCAAGGAGTCATCGTGCAAGAAAGCGCGGGCGACGGGGCCGGGGGGGTAATAATGGATGCCGTCCGATCGGACCGGCGACCCGGGGATTTTCCCCTGTCCCGGTATGTGGACTTCTGGACCGTGGTCCATCGTCAGTGACGCACTCTCGTGCGCGTGCGGCCCGCGATGGCATCATCCCGCGCCTGATCCCGGGCCGACAAATCTTCGGCATCGCGTGGGGTGTACCCGTCACGACGGGCGCGGGCTTCGATAATTGCCCGGTTCACCCCCTCGCGCATCGACAGCCCCACCAAGGCATGAAGCACATCCATCATCATCACCCGCTTCATCCGCGCTTCCCTGGCACCCGGCCCCGCGAGCAGCACGGACGGTTCTTCGCCCAGCACCGAGTCCACGAGTTTATTCATGACCTCATACATCTTAGGGGTGGGAGTAACGTCCACCGGGGAGTAGCCCGTGCGGATTACAGCGGGGGTGAGTCGATATGGCCGCCCCGGCGCATCAGGCCCTCGGTGGTCATAATTTCATCGAGGCCCGGGCGCTCGTCGAACATCTTGCGGGCTTCCTCGGGGGTGGGGACATCACCGTGCAATTCCGGGCGCTTCACCACGGCCTGTTCCTTGTGCCGCGCATCGGCGGCTTGGAATTCCCGTTCGGCCCGCTCTTCGTCTGCTATATCCTGCTTTTCCGAGGCTGTTGGGCGCTTTTCGCTCATGACGTACTCCTATGTTAAAGACAACAATAAAATCTCACAGGTGCAAGTGGATATTGAGGGGTGAAACATCGGTGGGGGTGGCGGTATCACCCTCCCTCCACCCCATACGCGCTTTCGCATAGAACATGGCCATGCGGTCAGACTTCTTTGCCCGGGCAACGATATGCTGGGTCATCTGCATGCCGACGCGATCAGCACCATGGTTCAACTCGATGCCATAACATTGCTCCACGAGTCCCGGGCGTACGTTCAGGAATACGGATATATCATTTTTGTTGTACCCACCCGCGACCCATATAGCCACCTTGCGGGCCGTGACCTCGGAACGCTTGTGGGGGATGACACGACCGGACGGGTCCCGGCCTATATTCTTGAGTGCGGTGCCCTTGTAGTGGGATAGGGGAATATCAGGGGACGGGGCAGGGGCACCCAAAGCGGGATCGGATAATGGTACGAGGTCGGTATTAGGGGATTCAAGGGAGTCTGTCGAGCGCGCAGCGCCCCCCCGCCTTTGTCGAGGGACCCGCTCGCTTTGGCCTTCCCCCCCCGTCCCGGGTCCCCCCCCAATTGCGCCAGCGCGGAAGGATCGTGCTTGCCCGCCCACGGACCGAGAATCGCGCGCTTTGGCTCGCGTTTCGTTGTCCTTCCGCCCCGCTTTGTTAGCGCTCACTTTCACGTCTCCGCCCGTCGGTCGAGGCCCAGCGCCCCGCAGCCCACGCGCAGTCTAGCACCCGCCCACCCCGCGCGCAACCCCCTTTGGTCAGCGCTCACTTTCCGTTCCGCCCTGATCGCGCACCCCCCGGCACGCGTCGGGCCGCGCTGGGCTGCGCACCCGCTCCCGCGTACGCGTAACGGAACAGCAGAACAGTCAGTGCTCACTCACACGTCTCTCCCGGGCGTCGCGCGGTGTTTTCGCCCCGTTCCGCGACCGTTCCGCCAAAGCGCCCCCGTGTTCCGCCAAATGCGCGCCTTCCCGCACCACTCAAGTGTGCCCTTTCGCGGAACACGCGGAACGCGACCCCCTCGGTCAGTGAGCGCTCACTCCACCCCGGCCTTGAGGCTGGCGCGGCCCTTGCTTCCGGTGTCGAGCCGTCGACATTCCTCTCGGGGCGGACCTCCCCCACGCGGGAACCCCGCACGCGAATCGCGCTGGCGGTTCCCACGCGCCGGAGGTGTCGGAATCGACAACCAGCTGAGCGCTCACTGACCGCCTCACCGCAAGGCCCGTGCCACATGGCTCCTGCCGCCCACGCGAATCGCGCGCATAGCAGAAGCATTGGGTCAGCGCTCACTTCCGGCACGGGCCTTGCTGCGGTCTGGGTGTCCCCGTCGTGCCGCGGCCAGCGGCCCGGGTGGCACAGGAGCAAGCGCCATGAGCACACAGACACAAGCACCCACCC